TATTTGCTCCAACACTTGATGTCCCTACTGACACGCGGCCATTCGCATCAATAAACAACCGCCCAGTGCCATTAGTCGAGATGGCTAGTTGGTCTGCGCCGGGGGAGTAGATGCCGGTGTTGGTGTCGGTGGTGAAGCTGAGGATTGGAGTAGTGGCAGACCCTAGGCCGTTGAATTGAAGTTGGCCGGTTGATGTGATGCGGAGGCGTTCGGTACCGGTTGCAAGAATAAGTGTACCTGCAGTTCCTGAACTGTCAGTTACAGCATTGAGAGTGCCAGCAGTAGAACTAAAAGACGAATAAAGTCCACCACTGGAACTGGAGAAAGCGACAAGCGGACCAGTAGCTGCGGCGTAGCCATACACAACTGCTCCATTTGCGTTAACTAGCAGGCGCTGAGTGCCATTAGTCGCGAGGGCTACGCTATTTGCCGCAGGTAAGTAAACCCCGTTAGTTGGAACGGTGCTACTAGTTGGGATAAAACTTGCAGCAGTGCTAGTGCCAGTCGTAATAACGTTCTGACTGCCAAAATTCGGGCTGATTTTTGTACCAGCAATCGCAGCATTAGCATTAACGTCGCCATCAACGATGGTGCCGTCAAGAATCATTGCGCTGGTAACAGTACCGGTATCCCCGACAGTGACGACGTTGTTGCCGCTTTTTGTTAATGCGCCAGTAACCGCAACACTGCTATCAAATGTTGCCGCACCAGTTACATCAAATGTGCCGGGTACATCTACATTGCTAGTCCACTCAACGCCAGTACCAGCGGCATCAGTTTGAAGTAGTTGACGGGCAGCACCATCAGCCAATTTGCTAACAGCGATTTCCGCAGAAGCGTTAATGTCGGCATCAACAATTACACCAGATGCGATAGAAGTGCTAATACTTGCTCCACTGGTCAAATCGCTGCTGACACTGCCAACAACATCTCCCGTAACTGCAAATGTGCGGGTGCTATCTAGTTTGGTTGCTGTACTAGCATTGCCAGCCAAAGCAGCCGTGATTGTTCCGGCAGCAAAATTTCCGCTTGCATCGCGGGCAACAATTCCGCTTGCTGTGTTTGCGGAAGTGGCAGTTGTAGCGCTATTACTTACTTTGCCTGCAGTACTAATCGTTGCAAGTTTTGTATCGACAATCCCCGCAGAGGCGTTAATGTCATCATTGACAATAGTATTATTAGCGATCATTGCACTGGTAACAGTGCCACTATCGCCAACAGTGACAACATTGTTGCCGCTTTTGGTCAGCGTTCCGGTAACAGCAACACTACTATCAAACGTTGCTGCTCCAGTTACATCAAGTGTGCCAGGGATGTCTACATTGCTGGTCCATTCAACACCAGTGCCAGCGGCATCGGTCTGCAGCAGTTGACGTGCTGCACCATCCGCCAGCTTGCTAACAGCAATCTCCGCATTAGCAGCTACATCAGCATTAACAATCTCCAAGTCGCCAATCATGGCGCTGGTTACATTGCTCCATGCAGTGTCATAGTTTGTACTGCTTTGCTTAAATAGCACTTGGTTGGCAGTACCACCACTTGGGACACCTTCACCCGCTGGCCCTTGAATACCAGGAACCGCAATGTTGACCTGCGTGGTTTGCTGGTCAGCGTTGGAAATTTCTACGTCAGCCATGGATCAGTTCCGGGAGTAGGTTTTCTGGACGGTGGCTACACCAGTGAGCCAGTAGTAACGTTCGCTGCCGCCTTGAGACAAGCTTACGTCGTACCCATAGCGATTTGCACTAAATGTCGCTGTAGTGGTCGGAGTTAAAGTCAGTTCAAATTCGCCTTCAGTAGCGGTCGTAATTGTTGGCGTAAATGTTCCGATTGAAGCACCATCGGTAAGCCCTTTGATATCTGAGTCCACTGTATAACCTGTGAGGTCAAGCGGTGTGGAAACGTAGAATGTGCCAGTTGCTGTGCCAGTTATCGTTATTGCGGCTCCGCCGTTTGTGGCTGAAAGTTTAAACTTATCCGTAGTCAAACCAGTGCTAATTACGTAATAAATATGATTCAGCGTTAAACCGCAAGGAATGTTGGTGCCGCCAGTAATTACTACTTTTGTGCCAGCGGTTAGGTTATGGCAATCGCATGTAAAGGTAGCCGTGTTAACGTCGATGTCGGTTACGATTTTGCGATTCTGTGTAGCACGAAACCTACCTCTCCACGTCGCGTTCTGCAAAATCGTTATGTCGTATTCGGCTGGATACAGCATGGCTCTGGCGGCGATAGCCCTAGTTTAGGCGAGCCGTTCCCAACGCAACAACCCTTCACTCCAAGCGTAAGCGTATCCATCAGTCGGATAAGGCTTTGGTGCTTCCCACTGGCAGGTTGATGTGTTTAGGCTCCAGCTACCAAAAGGCTGTGGTGCAATAAACGCATCAAGATCAGCGTCGTAGCGATACCAAGTGCCGGCATAATTTTTGCGGAAGCTGGCGTTGTAACTGGTTTGCCGCCAAATTGTTTCAGCGCCGTATAGCGATTGGCAAAAGGCAATACCAACGGCTTCGGATTCCGTGCCGTGTTCGTCAAGGATGTCGCTGTTGTTGACGACGATGACGCGCTGAACAATGTTGTTGGCGTCAAGCTCTGCGAAGTGTGCCATCAGGGTGTGGTGTAGCGGATGATGACGATGCCGGAACCACCGGCTGAACCTGTGCGACTACACCCTGCGCCACCGCCAGTATTAACTCCCCCTGGGAATGAACCACCACCTGAGCTGTTAATCGTTCCAGTATCGGCGCCACCGCCTAAACCGCCACTAGCTCCTCTATAACCAACTGAACTTGATCCCCAAAATCCTGCACCACCTCCTGCGTAATAAGTGCTTGTTCCCGAAATAGAACTTTGAAGGCCATTGCCTCCATTCCCAGGAAAACTTGATCCTCCGATTCCGCCAGCGGCACTTGCTCCGCCGCCACCGCCCCCGCTTGAATAAGTTGTAAAACTCGTGCCTCGCCCACCTCCATTTCCTTGGCCAGAAACACCTGTACCCGCAGTCACTGAAAAACCGCCACCACCGCCAGATCCTCCATTTGATCCTGAACTACTCCCTGCGCCACCGCCTGTTGAAGTAATAGTAGAAAAAACAGAATTTTGACCGTTTCCTGGGTTTGTACCACCAGTGCCGGGACCGCCAACAGTAACTGTATAAGTACCTGAGGAAAGCGATAAAGAGCCGGTTCTAAATCCACCGGCACCACCACCTCCACCACCTGTATTAGCCTGCGCGCCACCCCCACCAGCAACAACTAAATAAGTAACGCTAAAACCAATCGGGGCATTAGCAACAACAAAACTGCCGCTACCTGTAAACGTGTGAACAGTGTCTGCGCCAACAGTAGTAATTGTGCCGCCTGTAGCAGAGAAAGGAGGGACTTCGCTAAAGCCGCCTCCCAGCAGCATTTCTTGGTTAGACATCAGGTCAGACCCGTACCAGTGATCACGAACACGCCAGCCGCTACGCACAGCACCGTAGCTACACCGTAGCTTGCCAAAGTCCGGTTGCCGGTAGCCGTTGAACCACCAGCCCGTAGCGTTACTCCTGCACCTTGTGTAATTGTTTGATTGCTTGTGCTGTTATTAAAGATCGTCACGTTATCGCCTATTGAAAAAACTGAAGCCGGAATAGTAACACCACCTGTTGTAATACTAATATGTTTACCAACATCAGAAAGCGCTAATGTATAAGCAGCAGTTCTAGCGTTTTGTGGAATACGTCTAATGCTGCCGGCACCATCCGTTATGACTCCAGAAGTCGTAATTGTGCCGGTTGTATTGATGGCAGTGCTACCACCGATTGTGCCGCTGGTGATTGCTCCACCGCTAACTTTGCCGGCGGTACTGATTGTGGCTAATTTGCTATCCGCGATAGCGGCACTAGCGCTAATGTCTGCATTGACGATCGAGTTGCTTAACGCCAGCTTGCTATAAGTAATTCCAGCCGAGGCATTGATATCTGCGTTAACAATGCTGCCCGTAAGATTTAATTTGGTGTACGCAATAGCAGCACCGGTAGCAACATCTGCATTTGCAATGCTGCCGGCAAGATTAAGTTTGCTGTACGCAATAGCGGCACCGGCAGAAACATCAGCATTGACGATTGTGCCAGTGAGGCTCAGCTTGCTGTATGCAATGCTGCCAGCCAGCATCGTGTTGGTGACGGTGCCTGTATCGCCCGAAGTGATGACTGTGCCAGTTCTATCAGGCAACGTAATGGTGCGATCTGCTGTTGGGTTAACAACAGTCAATGTTGTTTCGTTCGCATCAGCAGTGCTGCCTTCCCAAGTCAGCGAACCAGCAGTGCCAATCTCAAGGTTGCCGGTAATAGTGCCGCCGGTTTTGTTTAGTTTTTCGGTATCAAGTTCGGCGATTGCAAGTTGAACATTATTAGAGGCGATATTGCCAGTTGGGACAAACGTAACGCTGCTTGCTTGTGACGCACCAACAACGGAAGTAGAAACGTCAATTTCTTCCCATGTCGTGCCGTTGGACAGGATCATGTCCGGTGCGGCCAGCGTTTTTAGCGGTGCGTTGCCGCTTGTGATTGTGCCGCCAATGCTCACAACCAAGTAGTAACGGTTGTTGTTGGGGCTTGCAGCAGGAAGTGCGCTACCTGGCGTGAGACCAAGAGCTGTACCAGCCGTTGTAACCGACGCAACTTGACCTAATCCCGAGGGCGTGCTGGCATCAAACGTACCTGCATAAATAATTTCACCCGAGGTAATGGTAATAGGCTTCCATGCGTTACCGTCCCACAGATATAAGTCTCCATTGATGGAGTCAAAAAAGTATTGACCCGTATAGTCTGCAGTAGGAAATTGAACGATACCAGCAGTGCTACCAGCGCCACCAATTTTGGTTACCGAAAAATCAGACAGTTTTGCGCCGGAAATACTTTTTGTGCCAAACACCGCTTCGGGCAATGTGCCAGTGGTTAGTTTCTCGGCTGGTAAATCTGGAATGTCTGCAGCCAACAGCGAGCTGGTGCTCGTGATATGACCTTGAGAATCAAAACTAACTTTGGTGGCTGTACCGGAAGTGACCGCGTTGGTGTGGTTTAGTGCGCCTGCACCCGTAACGCTTAGGCCAGTGCCAGGGAAAACAGCGCCTTTGGCACCAGCCGTAGCAGCCGGTAAATCTGCTTCAGTAATTGCGCGGCTGGCAGTAATAAGACCCTTGGCGGTATGCGTAACTACCGAGTAGGTAGCAGTTGCAGAAACATCAGCGTCGATCTCGATGGTGTCGCCATCAATCCGCAGACCTTCGCCATTAACAATGACGCCACCTTTGGCAACATTGCTAGCAGTTGGCAGATCAGTGCCGACGATGGCACGACCGCCAACAGCGCCACCGGATCCAGCAGGACCAGCGAGAAAAATGCCGCCAGTTGGTGTGTTCTGCGGATTAACGCTCAGCGTGGCAACATCGCCAACAGTGCTAACCGAAATCTGGATCGGACCAGCAGTTGTGGCGACAAGCTGGTTGATCGAGCCAGCAGCCTTGAAGCTGATCCAAGTGCTGCCGTTCCAGACGTATGCCTTATTGGTGTTGGTGTCTACAGCAAGCTGACCGACATAACCGCCTGTTGGAGGCAAACTGCCGACCAGTTGTGCGGTTGAATTTGCTGCCAGCTTGGAAGCATGAACAGCACCAGAGGCAATTTGATCGGATCCGACTGCACCGTTAACCAGTGCGCCGCCAGGAATCTGACCACTGCCAAACAAAATCTTGGCGCCGGGAATGGTGGCGTCAGCAATCAGAGTGGTGCCGTTACCAACAAGATCAGTAACGGTGATTTTCTTGGTTTCGCTTGCGCTGCTATCGACAACCGCCAGCAAATCATTGGCAGCTAGGTTGGCCCCGGACAGTGCCGCTAGCTCACTAATCCTCAGGTCAGCCATAGCTCATCATGCCGTGGTATCAGTCTACTGATCCTTGTCTAACAGCAAAAGTGCAGACGGATCTTGTTCCAACTGCATACCAAAGCCTTGTTCTTGTAGCAGGCGGTCTTCTGTAGCAAGTTTTGCCTTCAGCCGAATTGGACCTGTTGTGACGAAATCAGCCGTGACTTGCACAGCCGCGTCTGGCGTAAAGCTCACACCAGCCTGCGTGATGATGCCGTCAATTTCATACCAGAGCTGATCAGTGACAAGATCAACGTCGTTACCGGTCGTGTACCCGCTGGCTTTAAGGAAAAATTGTGCTGAAAATTCAGAGCCAATTTCAGTGCGAAGCGCCAGCTGCAAAAGATAATGTGGCGCCTCTTGTACGCCAGGTTGAGTTACATCGATGTAATCCCAGTAAGCCGTAAACTGACCGGAACCAGACATCAATGTTGAATACTGACTGCGGAACTCGTCGCTAAGAGCAGTTGTATCGACAGCTTCGCGGTTAGTGTTTAATTCAAACGCGCTACATTGCCCTAGCATCCTAGGGATTGTGTTCGCAATTTTTACCGTAATTGGAATGTCGGTGGCGATATCTGCCAGTGCGATTGCATCGCTTACGTTGCCCTCTAGTGCTGCACTGAAATTGCTGTAAAGCTTGATGCCGCCTAGTTCGTCAACGTTGATGTACCACTTGCCGGAACTCTGTACTGTTGCATCAAGCCAGCCAGCACTGGTCACAAAAGCTAGTGTGGCACCATTGGTTGATGTAATCTCAACCTGATCACCAGAAACTAAAAAACCGTTTTCAAAGTCAAACGAAAAACGTCTGCGGCGGGCGTTTACATCAGCAGGATTTACCACTGATGCCTTTTCGCCTTGCGCCGACTTGCGTTTTAGGTAAACGTTGCCGTAGCTGCCGAGATAAACGCTCATGACAACGATGCGGTAGTTAGCGAACCAGTGGTTTGGAAACTAACCTGCGCACTGGTAATTTCACCAACGGAAGCGCCGATTGATGCACTGGTGATATACGCGCTAAAGGCAATGTCGTTTTGATCTGCACCATCAGCAAGACGTAGCGTTAGCGTCACCACGTCACTGGTGGTTACGCCAGTAGCGCCAGCGTTAATAATTTTGCTCAGGAAGTTACCGGCGTCGATGCTGCCATCATCTGCCTTGTAATACAGAAGCGTGGCGGATCCACTAA